AAATAAATCTGTTAATGATAGGATAATAATAAGTTTTAATCTTATGTTTGATATATATAAAAACGATGGTGAATCAATTGAGTATACACCTATTCAGAAAATGAGTCCATTATGAAAAGCGTTGCAATTGTAGCATTAGGTAATAGTTTTCACGAATACATACTAGCTAAAATAAGAAGTGAAAAGTTTGATGAAGTATGGGCAATCAACAGTATGTCTTCAGTTATTTACCATGATAAATGTTTTATGATGGATCCTCCGTCAAGGTTTCTTGATACTCCTAACGCTGGTAAACAAACAAATTCTATGGCAGATAGATTACAAACTAAACTTAATATACCTATTTTTTCTTGTTGTTTAGATAAAAGATGTCCAGATGTAGTTGAATATCCATTACAAGAAGTATTACAAAAAACAAAATACGCTTATTTAAATAACACTGTAGCTTATGCCTTTGCATACGCTGTGTCACAAGAGATTACAGATATGCACATATATGGTGTAGATTTTACACACAAAGATGTAGCTTTTGCAGAAGCAGGCAGAGCCTGTTGTGAGTTTTGGTTGGCTATTGCTGTATCAAAAGGTGTTAAAATACACATAGCAAATAGCTCTTCTTTGCTTGACATGAATATACCAGACGATCAAAAATTATATGGATACCATAGATTAAAAGATCCTTTAGTGTCTACAACTACACAAGGAGAAATGTTGATTACTAAGAAATCTAAACTTGAACCTCCTAACGCTATTGATAAACCAAACTTAATTGGTCGAGAAGATATACCTGGTTTATCTTATGAAGAAAAATAAAATAACAATAATTGGTGGAGGCACTGCTGGATTAGTGTCTGCTTTAATACTTAAGATAAGGTTTCCTTACCGTGAAGTAGTTATTATAAAATCAAAAGATATAGGAATTATTGGAGTAGGAGAAGGTTCTACTGAACATTGGAAAAACTTTATGGAATATTGTAACATAAGTCCGATTGATTTAATAAAGGAGGCAGATGCTACAATAAAACTTGGCGTAATGTTTGAAGACTGGACACCAAAACCTTATTTCCATAATGTTACCCCATACCACATAGAAACTTTTTCTCAATATTTATGTGCGTATGGTAGTGATTTATTAAGAAATCAAATAGTCACAACAGATCAACTACACATAAAAAACGAATTGTACTTTAAAGACACATTAGATGTGAAATATCCTTCACAATTTCATTTTAATACTTTTAAATTAAATAAATTTTTATTAAAAAAATGCGAACAACATGACATCAATATTATTGAAGATGAAATATTAGATTTAGAAATTATAAACAATAATATATCAAAGCTTGTTGGAGAAAAAGCAATATATACTTCAGATTTCTATGTTGATAGCACTGGATTCAAACGTCTATTGATATCTAAGTTAGGCGCTAAATGGGAGTCTTATAACAAATATTTAAAATTAAATGAAGCCATCGCTTTTCAAACTGAAGATACAGACAACTATAATGTTTATACTTTAGCAAAAGCCATGAAGTATGGATGGTTTTGGAGAATACCTGTTTATGGAAGATGGGGAAATGGTTATATATTTGATAACAATTATATTAATAAAGATGAAGCAAAACAAGAAATAGAAAGAAGGTTACCCAAAGAAATAGAAATAGCTAAACATATAAAATTTGATCCTGGTAAAGTAGATAAGACTTGGATTGGTAATTGTTGTGCCATAGGTTTAAGTGCAAACTTTATTGAACCTTTAGAGGCTACCTCAATAGGAACAAGTATAAATCAAAGTTTTTTACTAGCTCACTATTTACATAATTATTCAGAGTTAGATATACAAGACTATAATAAAAAAGTTAATTACATTATGGAGAACATTAGAGATTTTGTTTGTCTTCATTATATGGTAAAAAGAGAAGACACAGAGTTTTGGAAAGATATAAAAAAAATTAATGTGCCATTATCTTTACAAAATAATTTATTAAAGTGGCAAAGAAGATTACCTATAAGAGAAGATTTTGAACACACACAATATCTTTTATTTTGGGCCCCTAACTTTACAAGTGTGTTACATGGTATAGGTTTTTGGGAGAGTAATAAATTAAGCGTTATTGAAGAATATAACAGTTACAATGCAAACTGGTCAGAAAAATTAAGAGTTGCAGAACATAAAATAGACACTATTTTTGATAATGAGAGAAAAGTAAAGCATAAAGATTTTTTAACTTATGTAAGAGGGACAGTATGAATTACAAAGACCATATTTTAATTATACCAAATTTTGTTCCAAATGAATTTTGTGATGATATTATAAAAATATTTGAAGAATCTAACGCTATCGAATCAAAAATTGAAAATGTTAAACAAAGAAAAGATATTTCATTTAGAGGATACAATATGATAGCTGACTATTCTCAGAAAAATAATGACAAGGAAGTTGCTAAATTAATGTATTATTTTCAAGCCGAATTGAAAAGAGGTCTCGATATTTATGCTGAACATGATACTCACATTAAAGAAAGTATGAACAAAGGAACTTGGTTTTATGATGGATTTAAATGGCAAAAAACTCCAGTAGGTGGAGGATATCATGTTTGGCATTGCGAAAACACTATCATTTGGCAAAGACAATTAGTTTGGACTTTGTACTTAAATGATATTGAAGAAGGTGGAGAAACAGAATTTTTAAATCAGAAAAGAAGAATTCAACCAAAAAAAGGGACGATGTGTATTTTTCCTGCAAACTGGACACATACACACAGAGGAAACCCTCCTCTAGATAAAGAAAAATACATAGGGACAGGTTGGTATGCGTATCATATATCTGAGGAGAGTTGGTATTTTGCAAAGAAAAACTTGGCTGTTGCATAATGTTTTTTCATAGATCGCCAACAGTTACTTTAGACTGTTTTACTCCTTATGATTCTGTGCTTGAACATTTTCCAATAAAATTAAGTAATGAAATCAAGCCTTCTTTTTTTAAAGAAGTACCTACTCAAACATTAGAATCGAGTGTTGTTCATCCTAGACATTGTCCAGGAATGCATGACTTGATGAACAGAGGAGTAGTTTTACCTACTTGGGCAGAGATCTTCTTTACGATTACAGTAGAAAACAATAATATAAATGTAGATATACAAGAAAGATCTGGACAAACTCCAATTTCACCAATGAATTTTGCATTAGAAGGGAGTGATCCATACTTTAAAAAAGTTGATTATGTTTTTGAAAAAATATGTCCACCTTGGAAAATTAAAGCAAATAACAAAGTTAATTTTTTACAGACAAATGCATTACATTATCACATGAATGTAAATTTTATTGTTGTTAATGGAATATTAGATTTTTACTATCAACACAGCACAAGTGTAATACAAGCAATAAACAAATCGAAGAGCAATAAATTTAGTATTGTTCCAGGTGAGCCAATATGTCAATTTGTTCCTTTAGAAAAAGTAAATCTAAAAATAAAAAACCATTATGTTTCTTCTGAGAAATACGATAAAATGGATCGTCAAGTAACTTTTGTAAATAACTTTATTAAGTTAAAAAAGTGGAGTTTAAAAAATGATTAAACCTATCTTCTCTCCTTGGTATGCCAGAGCAAAGATAAAAGATATGGAGGAGAATAATAAAAAACTTTACGATAAAATATACAATAACTTTAATGAAGCACAGTTAGTAGACCTTCCTTGGAATTGTTCTGTATGGACCACATTTAGATCACAAGAAAATAATCATCTTTTTAGACATGAAATTAATTTATGTGCATCAAAAGTTGTAGAACCTATAGTAGCTATAGCTGAGGAGCTTGGACATAAATTTAATAAACTACAAATAGACAGTTGGTTTAATGCTTACAAAGATTTTCAATGGCAAGAGTTTCATCATCATTTACCTTCTGTTATAAGTGGAGTGTATTTTATTTCTTATGATCCAAAGACTCATGGTAAATTAGTCTTTAAAAACCCTCTTTCTCTTTGGAAAGTATCGCAAGTCGCAGAAATAAGATATAACCCATCTATTAAAGATTTGTTAATGCAAGATGATTTTATTCCAGACATAGAAGAGGGAGATTTAATTGTTTTTCCTTCTGGATTAAGACACGCGGTTAAAATACCAAATAAAAAATCTGATAAACTCAGAATAACTTTTTCTTTTAATGTAACCTATAAGGAGTAACTATGTTTAATGTAGGAGTATCACAAGCTGGAAAGGTAAGTGTAATGACTTCTGAAAAAGGAGGTTTGACAAACGAACAGATAGCAGACTTAGCAGTTGATAAAATTGTTAGTATTTCAGATGAAGCACCAGCACATATAAGACAACAAGCAAATCAATTTAGAGAACATTTAAAAAAAGTTCTGTATCATTATCTACTCTTGGCAAGAAACGAAGAGCGTGGTACTATCATTCAAGCCTTGCGATCAAGTGGTCAAAAGGAAATGGCTGAATATATAAGGAGACTCTAATATGGCTATAGCACAAGCAATGTGTACTTCCTTCAAACAAGAGTTATTAGAAGGTGTACACAATTTTAAAAACTCAGGTGGAGACACTTTTAAACTAGCACTTTATGCAGAAGGTAGTGGTGGTAAATCATCAACAACTGCAACATTAGGAGCAACGACAACTGCATTCACTACAACTGGTGAAGTGGCAAATAGTGGTTCATATTCTTCTGGTGGTGGTACTTTAACAAGAGTAGATCCATCTACATCTAGCACAACTGCATTAACAGATTTTGCTGATCTAAGTTTCACAACTGCTACAATTACTGCAATGGGAGCACTGATTTACAATAGCTCTGATAGTAACAAAGCTGTTTGTGTGTTAGATTTCACATCTAATAAATCATCTACTGCTGGAACTTTTACAATACAATTCCCTACTGCTGACGCTTCAAACGCTATCATTCGTATAGCATAGGAGTTTTAAATGTCTAGCCTCGGATATGGGGAAGGCACTTGGGGTAATAACCCTTGGGGTGGCTTCACTAATGTTGATGTTAGCGTCACTGGTTTTGGATTAACCTCTTCGTTAGGAACTATTCCTGCCGTTCATGGAGCGGCTCCAGTTCCTATTTTCCTAGGTTGGGGTGAAGGTGGTTGGGATCAAAATGCTTGGGGTGGTCGTGAAAGCACAGCCTTTGGTGTAAATGATGATGGTTTTAGTGTAACTGGAAGCGTTGGAAGCGTAACTGTTACTGGAACTAGTGCAGTATCCTTAACTGGTGTATCTGCCACAACAACTCTTGACTTCGATCCCACCACTGATATTAACATTCCTATATCTTTTGCAGTTACTGGTCTTAGTGCTACTTCTGCACTTGGCAACGAAACTGCTTTCACAAATGTTGCAGTAGCTGTAACTCAATCACAAATTAGTTCTAGCGTAGGTAGTGTAGATTTTGATGGACAAGCAAACGCACCTGTCACTGGTCTTGCTGGAACAACTGCACTTGGCAACGAAACTGCTTTCACAAATGTTAGTTTTGCAGTCACTGGTCTTGCTGGAACAACTGCACTTGGTAACGAAACTGCTGCACCAGAAACAGTAGTAACTGTTACTGGATCTGTAGGAACAAGTGCAGTAGGTAGTGTAACTATTTCAGCGGCAAGTAATCATACTGCGACTGGATCTACTGGAACTGGAGCAGTAGGTAATGCAACACTTGTCGGAGCAAGTAATCATACTGCGACTGGATCTACTGGAACTGGAGCAGTTGGAACTTTAACCATAGTGCCATCTATTGAAGTTGAACCCACAGGTGCAGAAGCGACTGGATCTACTGGAACTCCGTTTGTTGGAGGTGGAGCAAAAGTCGTTGAGGATGGATTAACTGGTACTGTTAACATTGGTAATGAAGCAGTATCTGCTGGAGCTAATGTATTTCCAACTGGCGTATCAGCATCTGGATTTATATCAAACCCTGCCGATGGAACGCTTGGTAATTACATTACATTTACTGTAACACAAGCTTCAAAAGCTTCGTATGATTCTGGAAGTTATAATGCTTTTTATATAGACGGAGTAGAGCGTCAAGTTTTAACATTAATTGAAGGAAAAACTTACAGATTTGATCAAAGTGATTCTAGTAATGATGGTCATCCTCTTAGAATATCTCTCACATCTAATGGCACACACGCAGGTGGATCAGAATATACAGATGGAGTAACGGCTGTAGGTACACCAGGAACAAGTGGTGCTTATACAGAAATTAGTGTATCGGCAGATTCACCAACACTTTATTACTATTGTACTAATCATAGCAATATGGGTTCAAGTATTTTGACATTTAATAGCACCGTAAATGTTATTGGAGGCTCAACTGTTGTTCCAACCACAGCCACAGGAACAAGTGCAGTAGGAACTGCTACTGTTCTTCCATCAATAGAAGTAAATGTAACAACAGTAATTGGAACAAGTGCAGTAGGAACACTAGACATAGAAGGTGATAATGTGATATCATTAACTGGAGTTGGTGGTGTTGGTTCTGTTGGTACTACAAATTTATATGGTGTTATCATACCAGATCAAACAACTTCATACAGTACTGTGACACCAAACCAAAATGCAAATTGGGCTGCTTAAAAAGGAATAGATTATGGCAACATATGTAAATAACTTAAGACTAAAAGAAATAGCAACAGGTGACGAATCTGGAACTTGGGGTACATCGACCAATACTAATCTAGAACTCATAGGTGAGGCTTTAGGTTTTGGAACTGAGGGCATAACAACAAACGCAGATACTCACACAACTACAATAGCAGATGGTTCTTCTGATGCGGGTAGAGCCATGTTCTTAAAATACACTGGTACATTAGACTCTGCTTGTACAATAACCATTGCTCCGAATACAATGAAAAGGGTGCATATTATAGAGAATGCAACAAGTGGATCTCAAAATATAGTTATATCACAAGGCTCTGGTGCAGATATAACTATTGGACCTGGCGA